GTGAGTCCGGCACGCGTGGGTTCGAATCCCACATACCGCCCTTTTGATTAAGCTTATTACTTAATCTTAACTATTTGGTGGTATAGCCAAGTGGTAAGGCAGAGGTCTGCAAAACCTTTATCATCGGTTCAAATCCGATTACCACCTTTTAGTTAGCTGATGCCTCTGTGGCGGAATTGGCAGACGCGCTGGACTCAAAATCCAGTTCCCGTTGAGGGAGTGTGGGTTCGACCCCCACCGGAGGCATATTAGTACTTTGGTACAAAATTGTCAGCTAAGCTAATTAAATAGGAGAAAGCTTGTTATATCAGGCTTTCTCCTATTTTTTAGTTTAAATTTTGTTTTTAAAGAAATAGTATAAAATGGTGCAAATTTGTATAACCGGTGCACGGAAAGTGCACGGTTTATAATTAAAAATCCAACGCTCTTAAAATGGCTTTATCTGATTTATCTTTGTATTCATCAATCAAATAAGCATAGGTATTCATGGTTGTTGAAATATCATTATGGCCTAGCCGCTTGCTAATTGCATAAATGTCTATCCCATTGCTCAACAACAAAGCAACATGACTATGGCGTAAACTATGAAAATGAAAATTTTCCTTTTTAATATGAAGCTCACACATGATTTCACGTAGTTTCTTATTTAACGGAGTGCTTGTTGGAATAGTTCCAAATTGATCCATAAAAACAAGATTACTTGGTGCATTAACTCTTAATTCACCGAGAAGATGAATTAACTTATCATTGACCTTTATTTTCCTAATAGATGATTTATTTTTAGTTGGTTTGAAACGATGAGTTCTGAAATGCTCTTCAGTTTCGCTTTTATCTTTGGTTTCTTTCCATGCCTTATCAATGTTAATAGTGTGATGAATAAAATCAATATCATTCCACGTTAAAGCTTGAATTTCTTCCTTGCGCATGCCGGTATAAATAGCAGTAACTATCATATATCGACTGGTGTATCTTCGACCTGTCATGCCATTGATTGTTGCATTAAGAATAGCTTTAATTTCTTTAACATTTGGATATTCAACCTTAAGCCTTTTAGTCTCGTTAGCAGTTAATGTTACATTTTGAGTAAAATCTTTTTGTAAGTAATCATCAAGAATAGCAGATTTAACACAAGCTCTGATAATTGAATTTAACTTTTTTACACTAGCAGGAGCATGGTTGCTTCCATACTTGTTAATAAATTCTTGATAATCTATTCTTGTTATTTTTTTAATATCAATTTGTGCAAAGTAGTCTTCAATAACATTTTGCACATTAGTATAGCGGTTGAGTGTTTTCTCTGTTAACTTTGGTTGTTTATATGTTTTCACCCAATCAATATAGTAATTAAGTAAAGAAATGGACTTTTCTACATGAAGTCCTTGATTGAGTTGCGACTCAACATCAACACTCCATTTCATAGCAAGTTTTTTAGTTGGAAATCCGTTTTTGGATTTTGAATGGCGTTTTCCTTTATCATCATGCCAAGTGACACGTGCTTGCCATTTTCCGTAAACTTTCTTTATTGAAGCCATACTTGTCCCTCCATTATTAAATTGTGTATAATGAAAGGGTTGATAGAATTTGTTTGGACGCAATTAATATCAACCCTTGGTCCACTGACAGTTGCCGCTGCCGGTGGGCTTTTTTAGTTTACATTTCTAAGTCGATATCTTCTTTATCTATTTCCATAGTTTCTAATAAGTATTCCTTGTCATTTGGATACAATTTTAAATAACTCTTTAAGTATATATTAATACCTATTTTTAATTCGCTATAAGGGTCTTTATTTGAAAATAAGTTCAAAGATTTTAGAACAACACCCAATCTACTATGCCCTTTACCCTGACGGTACTCCTCGCTAGTTACGCCTATGATCCCATGGAAAAGCTCATTATATGGTAATTCATGATCAGTTGAGAAGTGATTATAAATACGACCGCCATGAGCAGCTGTATTTCGATAGTCTAAATAAAGAGAAAGGAGATTAGACATTGCGTCTTTTAGCAGTGATGTTTGTTCTATTAGATTTACATCTAAACCAAGCATTCTTGCTACAACCCAATTCTTTTCGTTGCTTTTTAGTAATCTAAACCACCAGATTAGACTTCCAAAATTCATTTTTTTAACCACAATCCAAGGCGGCACATTACCATGATCTTCTCGGTAATGCTTAAATGGTTCCGAATTCGCATGTGTAATTCCATTTAAAATATGCAACAAATGGTCTATAGGATACATTTCTCGATGTGCAGAGTGAATATATTGTCTATGACCTGTTCTATAAACCCTTCGTGACAAATATTCATTTTGATCGTCAGAGATTTGTTCAGCTACTGTATAAGCAATAGCTTGGCGTAAGCTAAGTTCTAACGTTTCAAGTGAAGACATTACCTGAGTTCTTAAGAATCTATCATAGTTAAAAAGTTGATAAATATGTTCAAACGTAATTCCTTGAATAAATCCTGCGTCATCATTACTCGTATCTACCATAAAATGATATTTATAACCATTTATTATTTCGTAGTAACCATAATTTAGCAGTAAATGCTTAGCCCATTCCTCGTTTTCAAAAAGTAATCCTCGTTCGTTTTTTAATTTGTTAATTTGCTGGTCTATTGATCTAAAAGGTTTATCCATTTTACCTCCATGAAAATCACAAAAGGGATACACAAGAAGTGTATCCCTTTTGGTACGGTTGCATAGCAACCACTTAACTCGATTACAGTAATTATTACAAAAAAAGGATACATTGTCAATAATTATTATCTCAAAATAGCTTTTTACGTCATCAATTTAGTTGGACGATTAATTTTTAGCTTTTATTTAGCCTCTTTAATTGATTGATAATTTCTTGGTTTTGCTTAATAGTTATCCAATTTTGCTGTTTGATCATTCGTAATTCATGAAAAAGAGCTTTTGTATCATTACTTGTAAAAGTAGGATAGGCACCCGTTAATTTTTCCGCAACTGCTATATCTTTTATTGATTTAATGATATCGTCATCTAAACTTTCTAAACGATTTTCTTTAATATATTTATCTTTGTCTTTAGCAAATCTATCTTTGCCATTAAAAATACTCATTTTTGATTCCTTATATTCCTAAAATTTGCTTCTTTTTAGCAGTAAATTCTTCTTCAGTAATAATTCCATCATCAAGTAGTTGTTTTAATTCTCTTAATTGCAAAAGGTCATTACTAGAAGTGGATTGTACTGATGTCTGCTTAAAGTCTGCAGCTGCCTGTTTAATAGTCTCGGCCAATTTTTTAGCAGGGTAGGGTTGCATGTTTTCTATTTGAGTTGTAATAGCCCCGTTAGTTACTGAAATGGATCCCAACATTAATCCTTTAGAATATGAAACACCATTAATCATATCAAGGGGAATATCGGTTGATTTACTGCCATAAATTAGACCGTGATCAAGAAAAATTACACGCTTATTGGTACACACTGCAAGGATAGAATGAGTTTCAATAAAAGCATTAGCTGCATAAAGTATTTTTTCTCCACCATCAATATCTATTATGTCTGGCAAAGCTTTAATTTCCTTTTTAGTACCGAATAGATTTTCTACATTGGCATCCTTTAACTGTTGCTTAATAACATCCAATTTTTCTTGTTCGCCTTTGTTGATTTCGTCAATTGCTGCTTGTAAAGTATCAGCTTTTTTACCAGTGCTATCAGCAATTGAATCAAGTTTCTCAGTTACTTTAGATAGCTTTGATTTATACAAATCAGGATGTTCTTTGTAAGGTACGGTAGAAGGAATCCCTAATAAGTCTTCAATCTCATTGGCTGTATGAGAATTAATAAATTTGCTTGTTTTTAGGCTAATACTGAAATTATTAGCATGATTACTAGGGTTAACATTTTTTGCGTCTTTAGCACAAATTAAATAACCATCTTTAGTTATACAATGAGCTGCCATTGATTTTATTGGTTCATTGCACAAAAAACACCTTTTTTTACTCATTTATATCAACCTCATATCTTTTCAATCTTTACGTTTTTTCTTAAATCAAATCTATAACCCTTATATGCAAAGGTTAATCCACGTTTTACCCGATAGTTATTAATTGCGTCAGTCAAATATTCAACGTCAACATTACAATAATCAGCAATTTCATCTAATTCCCAGAGACCATGGTTATGACAATAGATAAGTTTATCTAGGCTAACAGCTCTAGTCATTGCCAACGAACGTGCCCTATGTTCTTGTTTTCGACTATCTATGGTATCTTCGGTAACAATATCTCCAACAGTTGTATCGTAATGGGCAATTTCTTCTTGAAGAGTTTCGTACATCTTGGTATTGCTTACTGAAGGATTTAATAGAATATCACCATCGCCCAAATAAAGGCCTGCTAAATGATGCGGCATTTTATGATGGTAGTTAATGTTTATATTAGGATATTCGCTTGCTAATTTTTCATAAGCATACATACATATCACTTCCGAGCTTTTTTTAGATTCTCAATGAAGTTAATGATTTGTTGACGTTCTTCTTCTGGAGTATCGTCATCAATATGAGCGGCGATAGTTTGCGCCGTTGAATTTAATTCTGATTCTTCGTGGATACTAGTTAAGTAAGATATGTTTACTTTATAATGATCAGCTAATTTCTGAAGTGAACCTGAACGAGGCATTTTTTTACCGTGTTGCCAGTCCGAAACAGTAGAATAGGCCACATTAATTCGGTCGGATAATTCTGATAGATTTTCTCCATGTTTTTTCATTAAATTATTTAGGTTTTTAGCAAATATTTCATTTATTCCTTCCATAGGAGTTTCACCTCTCAATGACTATAGTATATCATTTATTACGCTTTCTGAGAAAAATATTTCGCTTTTTAAGAAAAAAGTTTTGCTTTTTCGCTAAAAGCGTGATAAAGTATTAGTTGTTGAAAGGAGGTGTAATTATGCCTAATGAATTAGTGCCACTAAACATCAAACATTCTATTCTCGATTTACGTGTACGAGCTGGTATGTCTCAAAGTCAAGCTGCCAATAAGCTTGGTATTTCAGAGCCTACTTTAAGAAAATGGGAAAATGATTCTAGTGTACTTTCATACAAAGATATGTTACGTATCTCTAAATTGTATGGAGTACCATTGGATTATATTTTTTTTGGACCTAATAACGCTTTTAGCGAAAAATGTTTATAAAGTTATCTGTATAAAAGAAGGTGACACAAAATGCAAGCATCATTAGATGAACAAGATTACCAGGTAATTACCGATGAGGTTCTTAGACGTATTAAGGAATGTTACAACTTAGTACCCAAGCAAACTTCTCAAGTTGATGATTGGACTGGAATTCAACAATTTACTGATCAACTTCCAATTAAAAAGGATAAGGAGTGGGTACGAATGTTTCTCCTTACACTTCCAGTCTTTAAGAACTGGGTTATCAATTTGAATGCAGGTCAAGGTCATCGAACTAAGGTAAATGTGACCAAAGCATTACCCTGGATCATGTCTCATCAAGCAGATATTGATTGGAACCAATCCTTGCCACGTTAGGAGGTGGTTAAGTGGCGTTGTTAATCGGATTGCCAATATTAATTATTGCAATGTGTTTGTTATATGCATTGGTATACAGCTTATTGTATGAGCGAAACAAACCATTGCTGCTGAAAGAGAAGTATCGGAAGAAGCATTGAAAGGAGATGATATGAGCCTTGGTAAATTTATTTCTTTTGTTGTTTTTTATCTTTGTTGTAATGCCGCTTTTGTATCAATTTTTGAATTACATCAGAAGGCAAATTGAAGATTTCTTTTGGAAAAAAAGCCATAAAAATAAGAACGAATGAAATGAAAGTAGCTGTAAATTCAAATTGTTCTTTGGTCTGAGTTATTAATAACCCAGTAATAGTAGAAAGAATAATTGCTATTTTTGAAAGATCATCCAAGTATTTTTCGCTTATTTGAAATCCTAAAGTTTCTGTAAGCCAGCCAAGGATAAACAATGGAAAAGAAAAGAAGCCAGTTAGAAAAAGAATAGTAATTAAGCAATCAAATATTCTGAGTTTTTGGAATTCAAAAATTACAGCATCTGGATTAGCAGCATATGTAATATGTAGAGCTAAATAAGTAAAACAGATGAGGCAGAAGATACAAACCATAAAGTCGGTTAGTTTCTTACTATAGTAATTAAATTTGATTAAAAACTTAAAAATTTTACGCATAATGATTTTCCTTTTGTACTGAGTTAATCAAAGTATAGCAAATGAAAGGATGGTAGTTTAATGAGTAAGTTAATTGCGCTAATCGTTGGCGCTTGGATCATGTATTGTTCAATGATTGGCTCTTATGATGGAGCGATGGCGATCCTAGCAGTTTATTTTCTGCTAGTGGTTCTTGATCCACTAAATAAAAAAGGTACGACCGCCGCAAACAGTCGTACCCAGAAATAAATAATCTACGAGGTAATTATATATGAATGAGTTTAATTTATCAAAATTAAATACCAAAGTTGGCGATAATTGTGTATTTGTATCACACCTCACTACTCGCTACCAAGCCGCAGCCACTCCCGAAGAGCGGATGGCAATGGCCATCAAAATAGAGAATGCTGCTACGATGTTACGCATTTCAGCTGAGCGTTTGGCCACTGAAACTAAGAATGTTTACGGAGGTGGAAGTAATGAAGAAAGCTGAAATCAACCTTGTAACCAATTCAAACGATCCAAATAAATTTGATGGCAGGATCTCTGGAGATATTGATATTTTGGCAAAGATGATCGTTGCCAGCTTAACCTATCATCCAGAATTATTTAAAAAAAACGTTTGAGGAATTTCTAAATAGAATTTATGGAGGTAAAGATAATGACTAATGAAGAAAAGAAACAACAGATTAAGAAGATTTTAGGCCCTGACTATGAAAATGTAGTAGTCCTAGCTGCTAACACGAAGGACCCAAACGTTGAACGGGTGCTTGTCTTAAATGACGCGGATCAGGGCGCAATGGCCGGTATGATGTTAACTGCTCTTGAGAATTTCCCACAGGCAACATCATTGGTTAAGTTTGGGATCCCGCATTTAACTAGTGACCCAATAGCAGACATTTTGGCACCGATTCTTTTAGGAGGTAATGATTAATGAATTTATTTGAACTAAACGACAACTACAAAACACTAGCTAGCCGGGATGACTTAGATCCAACTATCTTAAAGGATACATTGGAATCAATTAAAGATGACCGGAATACCAAGTTGGACAATCTTGCCTCGTGGGCGGATCAATTAAAATCTGAAATTGACTTTATGGAAGATAAACAACGGTCTTGGAAAGATGAGATCATCTACCGAAAAAATAAACTTACTTGGATCAAGAAATATATTACTGATGTTCTTGATGATGCCGGTATTAAGAAAATAGCTACTGAAAATCACTTGCTTAGTGCCCGGAACTTTAAGGCCTCAACCATTATTGATAGTGATAAGAATCTTCCGGATAAGTTCAAAATTAATGAGACGACTACTAAGCCAGATAAACAAGCCATTTATCAAGCACTCAAAGCTGAGGAAGAAGTACCAGGAGCACACTTAAAAGCAAACCGTAACACGGTGATTAAATAATGTTTGAACTCCGTGATTATCAGCAAGAAACGATTGATAACATCATGAATTCTATTAGTGCTGGTCACCGTTCCATCATGGTTCAACAACCGCCACGAACAGGGAAGACAGTTATCATGGCCGAGATTGCTAGACGAGCAACGACAAAGGGCAACCGTATCTTATTCGTGGTTCATCGGCAAGAAATTGTCCAGCAGGTTATCAAGACTTTCAAAGCTAATGATGTAAATATGGATTTAGCTAAAATCGGCATGGTTCAAACGATTACCCGACACGTTAATAATCTAGACCCACCGGCGATAATCTTTGTTGATGAGGCCCACCATGTCCTGGCTAAATCGTATCGAAGAATTCTTGATGCTTTTCCGAAGGCTTATAAGTTATTGTTTACCGCTACTCCTTATCGGTTAGGTGGACAGGGTTTTACTGATGTGGCTGATGATTTAATTATTGGGAAATCAGTACCCTGGTTAATTGACCATCACTTTTTAGCACCAGTTGATTATTACGCTCCTTCTTACATTGATACTGCCAAACTAAAAGTAAAACGAACTGGTGAATATGACACTGATTCAATCAAAGAAGCAATGAAGCCTAAAATCTATGGGAATGCGATTAAGCACTATTTGAAACTTGCTAAGGGAATGCAGGCAATTGCTTATACCTATAACGTTGATAGTGCAGTTAAGTTAGCTAATGTATTTAATGGCTATGGGATAACTGCAAGAGCCGTTTCTGGAAAAACGCCGAAAGAAGAGCGGAACAAAATTATTGAGGAATATCGCCAAGGAAAAATTCAAATTGTAACCAATGCAGAATTATTTACTGAGGGACTAGATTTACCAAATGTTGATTGTGTCATTATGCTGCGACCGACTCAATCATTATCGTTGTACCTACAATTTGCAATGCGCTCAATGAATCCACGTAAAGGTAAGACTGCAATAATTATCGATCATGTGGGAAATGTTGAACGATTCGGGCTGCCGACTGATGAGCGGCAATGGACATTAGAAGGTAGCGGAAAAAATAAACAACAATCAGGAACAACGATTAAACCTGTATCAGTATGTCCGACATGTTTTGCTTCGTTTTATCGGACAGGCGATATTTGTCCTTATTGCGGGGCGGCATTAGGAGAAGAAAAAGAAATTGAAGTCGTTGATGATGTTCAACTAAAAAAAGTTACTAAGTCACGACTAGCGATTATCAAAAAAATTCAATCGTCAGCAATTATGAATAATGTTGCTGGCAAGCGTCCAAACGAATTGAAGAATCTGAAAGAAATACAAGCCTATGCCAAATTAAAAGGTTACAAACCAGGCTGGGCTTACCACTACGCTAAACAGCGTGGATTTATCAAGAAATGAGGTTGATATTATGAGTATTTTGCCACCAAACAAACCGCAGAAAGCACGGCGAGTTCCAAGAAATTACTTTATCTACGGAGATACAATGTCCGGAAAGTCATATTTAGCTGAACGTTTTCCAAGTCCGCTATTTCTTAACACCGATGGTAATAGTGAGATGAACACTGCACCAAGTATCCAATTAAAGAATGTCCGAAAGAGCGATGGAAGCTTGAAAGAGTCAGTGATTGATCAACTAGACAAGATTATTCTTGCTCTTGGTACTGAAAATCATGGTTACAAAACAGTAGTCATTGATGTGATTGATGATGTTGTCACATTAATCGAACAAGCCATCTGTTATGACAATGGAGTAGAAACGCTGGGGGATGTTCCTTACGGCAAGGGATATGCACAATTTAATACCGTCTTTCAAGCATTTGTCACTGAGCTAAAAGCCTTACCACTGAATACGGTTTACATTAGCCGGTTAATGATGCTAACTGATGAATCTTCTGGCCACACCGAAGACCGACCATCACTAAAGCAGAAATATTACAACGTGGTTAACGGAAATTGTGATTTAGTGATTGAAACTAAGCGCTATGGTGACCGTTATATCCGGATGGTTAAAGATCGACGAATTCATTATGTCAAAGATGATATTACTGATCCAGCGATCTTACGGGTACTTGAACATGTTAACGGTGTCTTTGATAAGCCAAAGCAGACTACTACAAAAGAACAGAATGAAATTGTTAACAAAATTAAAAAGCAAAATGTAAAGGAAGGTTAATGAATTATGAGTTTACGAGATGCAATGAATAAAGCTACTGAAGGTTTTGATCCAAAGAATGATTCAGTTAATAAATTTAAGGGACTGGAAAGTGGTAAATATACCGTTGTAGTTGCAAAAGTAGAAAACCATGAAACTCCTTGGAATGCTGAACAGCTTAACTTTGAGTTAGAAGTTGTCGATGGAGAATCTGCCGGTCAAAAGGAATTCTTACAAATTGGATTAGATGAATTAACTTCTAAGGGTAATCCCAATCCAATGCTAGAAACTAATTTACGATTGGTTTCTAAGTTAGCAGCAATTCTAGGTGTTGAAATTCCCGATGAAGTTTGGGATGACGATACTTTAATCTACGAGAACTTGGCTAAAGCATTTGCACCGGCAGTAGGAAAGACCATGATTATGGATTTGAAGGTTCGACCAAACAAGAAGAACCCCCAATATCCATACCGCAATTATGACTTTGATGAAGCGGAACAACCGGAAACTCCGGAAGTTACAGATGACGAGATGCCCTTTTAAGGGTGGCCTACGAAAAGCATTAGAAGCAAAAAGAAAGCAACAAGTTCAAGACGAAGAAGAATGGGACGAATATTACCATAACTGGTATTGATTCTACTTAAGGCAGTGACCTAAACACCGAGCGGGTGGAATGCCCGTTATTTATTTAGGGGGTCAAAATGAAAAATTTAGTTAATTATGCCTTGGCTTATCAAGCTAAAGGATTAAGTGTCCTCCCAATTGCTGGTAAGCAACCACTGATAAAATTTGCTGATAAACCAGCTTTAACTGCAGAACAAATCAAAGCTGTATGGAAAAAACATCCCTATGCTCAGATTGCTTTAAGAACGGATAAATTCTTCGTAGTTGATATTGATCGCAACCATGCTGATAACATTGATGGTTTTGAATCAATTAAGCAATTACCAGCGGAATATTTTCTGGAAACTTTAACTCAAACTACCAAGCATGGTGGCCGACAATTATTTTATCTGAAACGGTCAGATATGCGGGTTAATCAATTAATTGGTTATCAACCAGGTGTCGACATTAAGGCTCATCAGAATAATTATGTTGTCGTTGCTCCTTCAGAAGGTTACCAATGGTTAAATAAGGATCCGATCGTTACTGCTCCTAAATCTTTAGTTGTAAATATTAATCAGATGCGAGCAAGCAATCGGCGTAACACTCCAAACGATTTTGTAATTAAGCCTCGTGAACGGAATTCGACTACTGATTTGCTAGAAACAATTGCTAATGGTTTAGGTGATAAAGGAATGCGAAATAAAACTTTGGCCGGCATGATTGGCGCACTACTATTTCGGGGTGTTAATCCTAAAGCAGCTTATCAATTAGCGATGATTTGTAATGAGAATACGCCCGATCCACTACCAGAAGAGGAAGTGAACCGGACATTCCAGTCAATGCTAAGACGTGATTTGAGAAACGGGGGTGAAATACGTGGCGGATAATGTGATTCGCAAACCGATTGAATTTGAATTAAATGCACAAGGTAATCCCAAAACGAACAGCCTTAAAAACGTTGGCTTAATTCTTAACGGTGATCCGTTGTTGCACGGCACGTTTCGATACAACGAATTTGCCTATTCAATCGATGTGGTAAAAGATATTCCACAACTTTTTATTGAAAAAGGCCAGCTTGATGATAGTTACATGGCAATCATGCTTCGTTACATTGAAGACGAATATGCGGTAATGTTTCAAGAAAAATTATTGAATATGGCGATCACAGTCGAGGCAAGGCAACATCCCTATAATCCAGTAAAAGAGTATATGGAGAAGTGCTATAAAAATTGGGACCACAAAGAACGAATTAAAGATTTCTTGCCAGTTTATTTGGGAGTACCCAGTGGCGAAGTAACAACGCTACAGACAAAATTATTTTTAGTCGGAGCGGTGATGAAAGTCTATAAGCCAGAAAGTAAATTTGATTGGGTATTTGATTTAGTCGGTGGCCAAGGTGTAGGGAAAACCACACTCTTGAAAAAGTTAGCGCATGGCTGGTATACAGATCAATTCACCGATTTCAAAGATAAAGATAACTTTGCCAACATGCTACGGGCTTTGATTATTAACGATGATGAAATGACCGCTACTAATAATTCTGACTTTGAGAATTTGAAGAAATTTATTTCAGCCGAAGAATTAGAGTTTCGGCCACCATATGGCCGACATACAATCCGCCGGCCAAAGAATTTTGTTATGGCCCGAACAACTAACGAATCAACTTATCTAAAAGATAAAACTGGTGAACGGCGATTCTTACCCAACATGGCGGATAAGTCCAGGGCAATGGCTAATCCAGTAACTGATCTTGATGATGCTATGGTTGACCATCTTTGGGGCGAAGCTGTGGCACTTTACAAAGAGGGTTTTAGTTTTCGTTTGACGAAGGAACAGCAGAAGCTCATTGAGGATAATCGCAAGTCATTTATGTATATTGATGAAACTGAAAATCAGATTGAACGGGTTCTCAGTACTTGGGATGATGATTGGATTGAAAGTTCAGAAATTGCTCATCAATTAGGCGAAGATAACTTGGTTAAGAATCGTTCGTTAGCCAAGAAGATTAAGTATGTAATGGATAACCGGCATGATTGGAAAGCGGGACAAAAACGATTTAAGAATATAAGCCGTCGTGGATATCGTCGAGTGAATACAGAGTTTACATAATGTAGCGTATTAACTGTATTCACTTAAATGCTGTTATATCAACGTTTTTCAGTGACTGAATACACTACTACACTATTTTAATAATAAAAAATAAATATATATAAGTCCTATATAGTGCTTATATAAAGTTGAAATTAAGTGTATTCATGTATTCGAGGACCTAAATCCTTGGGCAACAAGGATTCGGAAGATTTTGCTTAATATATACGTAGAGTATTCAAGGAGAAAAAATATGCACACAAAAGTTTTTACAATTAATGGTAATTTTTATGAAGCTGAGGGCGGTATTGATGATATCCTCAGAAAATTTAAGCTAAACGGAACAACTGGATTATATATCTATGGGTTAGCAATGCGGAATTTACAAACAGTTCCTCATCGTGTCATTATTCCGCTTTCCGCAGTTGAAAGCATTATGGAGTTTGAAGATGACGAATAATAGATTAAAAAATATCAGTACATCAGAATTACTTAATGAACTGATTGAACGTAACGCATTATTTCGTGTAGATTGTGGGCTTTATCGGAATTGGGAGTTGAAGGGAAAATATCAATTTAGCGATATTAAATTACCTAGCGCATATCCTATTTATGTAGGAAATTCAATTATTGACCGCATGATTAAATGGGAGTGTGAGCATTGACGAGTGAACATAAAATTCAAAACGATATCCGGGTTGCTCTGTCAAAACATCAATGCACAGTGTTCAGAGTAAACGTGGGCTCGGTCAAGACACCAGACGGAAGATTTTTTTCAGCTGGTGTACCTAGTGGCCATCCAGATTTATATGGATTTCGTTGGTCAGATCATCAAGTATTTTACATTGAAGTGAAGAATGAAAAAGGCAACCCAAGAGCGGATCAAATTAAATTTCATGAGATGCTAACAAAGCGAGAAATTATTCATGGAATCGCTAGGTCTGCTGGGGATGCAATAAAGATCGTTGAGAAAGGATTGATTGGCTATGGCTTTTAGTATCATCTCTAATGCTATCTTTTCCTTATTATGGCTGCGGTTAATTAGATATATCCAACGCGATTATCAGGAAACCCAAAGTCGAGGATTGCTAGTTGCAGAAATTATTGTGGTATTAATTTGCTTTACAATTAGCATCTTGTGGATAAGGAGCACGCTATGAAACAATACGCGGAGGTTGTAAATGATTAATTATAAGTGTTTCGGAAAAGTTGGTCCTTGTTTGTTTGTTATTGATGGCATAGGCAAAGATGGTGAAGCATATTATCTTAACGTCAATGTAAAGCGACGGGCTTATTCCAAGATTAAACGTGTTCGTAAGCGCCAAATAAAGAAGGCAAAGTTTATGATGTATCGCCATGCTCACATTGTATGGCACAAACGAGCTAGAAAGCCAAAGAGGTGGAAGAGTAATGACTAAAGAAGAATTCGGTAAAAAGCTTGCTGAATTACGCAAGAAGCAAGCTGAACTAGACAAAGTTTATTATGACGAATCAGATCCGTGTGCATTTGATGGTGGCTGTATTATGGAGCTTCACCAATTGGCTGATGAGGCTTTAGCTTTAGCCTCAGGGCAAATTCTTAATGAAGGTGATATCTAATGCTACACAAATACAGAAAGTCACCGATTGTCGAAGCCGAACAGTTTGATGGGTCAGATGAAATGATTGAAAGGTATTCAGTGCATGTATTTAATCCTAATTTAGTTAAAAATATCTTCTTTATAGGTATGAACGTTCTAGCTATTGGTGATTGGATTGTTAAGGATGAATATGGGAATTATCAAGTGGTAGCTGATGATATATTCCGCAAAAGTTACGAGAGGTGTGAATAGATGAAAGTGACCTGGGGTAAATGGAGTGCAGATGCTTATCCAGTGGAGCCATTTGTTTATGAAGTGGTAGCTAATGGTAAGAAAGAATTTTATCAAGCAGCATGGGATGCCTTTAGATCTGATTTGCATATGAAAAATGCGACAGCAAAAATTATTAAAATACCGGTTACTCCAATGAGTGATTATGAGATTGAGACAGAGCGACTTTATTTTGAATTAGGAGATTTGAGAGACTATCCGCATGTAGAAGAATTTAAGAACGATAAGCCAAAAGCAACTAAGCCAAAGCCCAAAATTACATTTAGCGAAATGATGGATATCTTGTCAATAGTGGCTTGGATAATTTGTATGTCTATATTATTAATCACATCAATTTTAACCGGGAGGTAATTAAGATGACATTTGAAGAAGCATTAAAGCATGAAGAAAATAATATGCCAGTCTTTTATAATGGCCGAAAGTATTATGTAATTGGTCATAACGAATTGACGGAGCAGTTTACAATTCGCGAGCTTAGTGGCAACCCATACTTTACTGTTCCAGTTGATGCTCAACCGGAGGAACTATCATGATTTTATTAGCAATCTTATTACTCACGGTCTTTTTATTCGGTTTCCTTCTTGGTAAGAAAAATCCATAACAAAAAGGACCCACCATGTATGATGCGTCCTCGCTTGAAAATATTAACCTTACATATTATATCAGATAGCGGGGGTACAGCATGCAAACAAATTTGAACTTAGATATAGATTGTTTGAAAACTGCACGGAAGGTTACTGAGTTTCTTGAAAAGAAGCTGGATCGCTATCTAGCTTTATCCGGGAAACAACGATTTGATTTGAAGTCACCTGGAATGGACGGAATGCCAAAAGCGCCTAGTCATGGTAACGGGAGCGAAAACCGAATGCTAAATATTTGGCTGGCAGAAGAAGTAGTAGATTGTGTGGGCTGTGCAATGCGTAACATGACAAAGGAATCGCAACGAATATTGTTAAGTCGTTATTCGGATCAAATGCTGACATATAACATTGCCAGAGAATTAAGTATTAGTTCATCAACATACAGCCGAAAACAAGAGAAAGCATTGTGTGAATTTGCTGATCGTTTTGAATTTCAATTAGTTAAGCATGGTATTCATACTGAAATAGACGACTTACATGTTTATCCAGATGAGGAATGATAAATTGATGGGCAATTGTTGAATGAGCAATCCTTGATAAAAATGTGATAATGATATTGTCGAATGATTCGATATTCATATAAATGATCTCCCGAAAAGAAGTCTAGCTATTGTGGCTAGGCTTTTGTATTATGTTTAATTGGAGTGATTATATATGAATAAACTAATAAATAAATTTAAACCCGATGTATCATTATTGTCTTTTTTATTTGGTTCAGGAGTGTTAATTTCAATGTATAAATCCATAAGAAATAAGTTATTAAAAAGAAACCTAACTTCTGAAGACGCTAATCGAATAAATGAGAATTTAAGTGATTTTGTTGAAGCAATATATGGATATTTTGATGGCAAACCAAAGAAAGGGTTTGAAGGACTCTCAACTATAGAGGGAGTTGGATGTAAGTTAGAAAATATTTTTGAACCAAAGGATGATAGAAAGTACCCATATTTTGATATTGCAAAAGAAAAAATAATTACTAATACTCTTCTTCCCGAAAGATCATATATTGGTAATTATATTGAAGCTATTATTAAAGAGACTGAATTCTTTAGAGATAAGCATGTTGTTCCAAGGCAGTTTAATAAAAATGATAAAATAACAAGCACGATAACTGATAGTAATGGCAATGATATAAGTTATTTGTTTAAGAATATTGGTAGTGGAAGCATAGGGAATAGCAATAGGGATATTCAAAATAAAAGAGAAGATGGGACGGAGACAGTTAATGAATATGCGGAAGAACTAAGAATAAATATTAAAAAACTAAAAAAATTAATTAAAAGATATTTGGATAAACATAGACAATAATATTAAGCGAGGTGAGTAACATTACTCAAAAATTAACACAGAAACAACAACGATTTGTCGATGAGTACATTATTTCGGGTAATGCTACTCAGGCGGCGATCAAAGCTGGATATTCTAAGAAGACAGCTGCAGTTACAGCAACCGAAAACCTAAGAAAACCTAATATTAAAGCTGCTATCGAAAAACGCAACGAAGAAATCAAGTCCGAAAAGACTGCAGACATGACAGAGGTGATGGAATATCTTACTTCGGTTATGCGTGGCGAGCAAACAGAATCGGTTGCTACTGCTAAGGGCGTTTACGATGACGTGGAAGTATCAGCAAAAGATCGTATTAAAGCGGCTGAATTAATCGGTAAGCGTCACGGCGCTTGGACTGATAAAAGGGTTATTTCTGGTGATGTTCAGATTGATGTGGGAATGGGGGATTATGATGACGAAGAGTGAAGAACACTGGAGAAAAATCAAAGATCATCCTCATTACTTGGTTAGCAATAAAGGTAATGTTTACAGTGAGTATAAAGGCGGCTTGCTTAAACAGATGAAAGATGCTTATGGATATTCTCAGGTTAATTTAAACCGCCGCTCCAAGAAGGTGCATCGTTTAGTAGCGGAAGCTTTTATCCCAAACCCAGACAAATTGCTTGAAGTTAATCATAAAGACGAAGATAAAAATAATAACCAGGTGGATAACTTGGAATGGTGTACTAGCAAGTACAACATGAATTATGGCGACGTGGAGAAAAGGTCAATTCTTTCACAACAAAGCCATAGCACTTGGAAAATTTATCAATATGATTTAAACGGTAATTTGGTAAAAGTATGGAATTCAGCGAGAGAAGCCGACAGACATGGATTCAACCGTAGAAGTGTGTATCGCTGTTGTGATGGGGAAATAAAATCTTTCAAAGGATACATATGGTCAAGACAAAAGAAGGTGATAGCATGCCAAACATCAAATTAAATTTTCCAAAACCGGCTAAAGTATTCAATAAGCAAATTTATGATAACTTATTTGACTATAGCCATTTTGTTGAGGTTTGGTACTGACTACGGTGGAGCAAGTTCTGGTAAATCGCATGGAGTGGTGCAGAAAGTTGTACTTAAATCACTTCAACACTGGAAACATCCCCGTAAAGTGCTATGGCTTCGGAAAGTTGATCGAACAATTCAAGAATCAATCTTTGCTGATGTGATTGATTGTCTATCTAACTGGCAACTCCTACCTCTGTGTAGGGTTAATAAATCAAACCGTACTATTCATTTACCGAATGGTGCGGTTTTTCTATTTAAAGGGATGGATGATCCGGAAAAGATTAAATCAATTAAAGGATTGTCTGATATTGTCATGGAGGAAGCGTCTGAGTTTAATCAAGATGATTTTACACAACTTACTCTTCGTCTACGTGAACCTAAGCATAAGAAACGGCAATTGTTCTGTATGTTTAATCCAGTTAGCAAATTGAACTGGACTTACAAGCAATGGTTTGATCCGAAAGCAAAGGTTAATTCGGAACGAGTATTAATTCATCAATCAACTTACAAGGATAATCACTTCTTGGACGCTGATAACATTGCAACGATTGAGAACTTAAAACAGACCAACCCAGCCTACTATAAAATCTATACGCTAGGCGAGTTTGCCACATTGGATAAGCTGGTCTTTCCAACCTTTACTAAACGTCGATTACATCCGGAGGAACCACAACTCCGTGACTTGCCCGATTTGTTTGGCTTGGACTTTGGCTATAGTAATGATCCCTCTGCCTTTACTCATTCCAAGATTGATATGAAAAATAAACGTTTCTATGTTCTGGAAGAGTATGTCAAAAAAGGAATGCTCAATAATGAAATAGCCAATGTAATTAAAGAAATGGGTTATACGAAAGAAGTTATTACGGCTGATGCAGCAGAACCAAAATCAATTGCTGAATTAAAGCGTGATGGGATATACCGCATTCGACCAGCGAAGAAAGGGCCGGACTCAATTATTCAAGGTATTCAATTCTTACAGCAATTTGAATGGATTGTTGATGATCGTTGTGTCAAAACAATTGAAGAATTAGAAAATTATACATACAAGAAAGACCGTAAGACTGGTGAATATATCAATGAACCTGTTGATGCTTACAACCATTGCATTGATAGTTTGAGATATGGAAGTTCTGAATATAACGGAATGGCTAGTCCAAAGGCAACTGTAATGAAAAATATTTATATTTAGGTGGTGATTGAATGGCAGAGATTAAAGGACAAGAGATTGAAGGTAATGTATTCATTTATCCTAAGGATGAGAGAATGACAATGCCTGAACTGCTTAACTTTATAAACAAGAATATAAGTTTGGCAAAAGAATACGAACATAATCTTGAAATGTATAAAGGTAATCATGACATCTTAACCAAGCAACCACGACAGTTTGGACCGGATAATAAGTTGGTGGCCAACCTGCCACACTATATTGTTGATACGTACAATGGTTTCTTTGCGGGTATTCCACCTAAGGTAACACTGGATGATAAAGAAACTAATAACTTATTGCAAGAATGGAACGATGAGAATTCATTACAAGATAAATTAAGTGAGATTAGTAAGCAAGCGGACATCTTCGGACGGTCACTTGCTTTTGTTTATCAAGATGAAGATAGTCAAACACGGATTGCTTATTCATCCCCAGTGAATTCTTTCATGGTTTACGATGATACAGTATCACGACAACCGCTGGCTTTTGTTCGCTATTGGAAGAATACAGATGGTGTTCAAGTCGGAATGGTTTACTACAGTGATAAGACTATTTCTTTTGAAGGTAGTAAGTTTGCAGGTGAGACAACTAATCCTTATGGTTTAGTCCCGGCCGTTGAGTTTTATGGTAACGAAGAAAGACAAGGTGTTTTTGATAATGTTAAAACGCTGATTGATGAGTTAGACCGGGTATTATCGCAAAAAGCTAACCAGGTTGAGTATTTTGATAATGCTTATTTAAAAATCCTAGTAGTAGACCTAGATCAGGATGGTGATGGTAAACCAGATGCGGATTTAATTGGTAACCAGATGATTTATAGTCCGGATGCTGATGCTACTAATGCAACTGTGGATTTTATCAGTAAGCCTGATGGAGATAACATGCAAGAACACATTATTGATCGTTTAGTCTCAATGATTTATCAGATAAGCATGGTGGCTAATCTTAACGATGAAGCTTTTGCCGGAAATAGTTCTGGTGTTGCTCTGCAATATAAACTCTTGCCAATGCGGAACATGGCTTCAAACAAGGAGCGTAAATTCCGGCAAGCATTGCGACAACTTTACCGGATCGTCTTCAGTGTTGGAACGGTCTTACCTGAAGCTCATTCAGAAGACTGGCGAGAGCTTGACTTCACCTTCAAGCGTAATCTGCCGGACGATATTTCAAACGATGCCGACATCGCCCAGAAACTACAGGGGATGGTATCACAGGAAACCTTGCTGTCTATCTTGCCGTTTGTTGATGATCCCAAGGAAGAGATGAAACGAATTAAGCAGGAAAAGATTGAGAACATGCAGACGGCAATGAAGTATGGTCCTGCTGCGTTAGACCAAGACAAGCCGGATGGTGATGACGATGCCGACAACAACGAATAGTGATTACTGGAAGAAACGAGAGAAGGAAGAACGTAAGTGGCAAGAGAAAAATATTGCTAGTGATGAAGCTTTTAATCGTTTAATTGAAAGATACTATAATCAGGCTATCTCACAAATCAATAAAGAAATTGATCATCAGTATCAATCTCTCGCTAAGTCTGTGGGTGGTCTTCGTAATGCTTATTCTACCGTTGACATGACTGATATCGCAGATTATGAGGCCGAAGCACAAAAATTAGTAATGCAAGCTGCACAAATGAGAGCGCAAGGCAAAAAAGTTACTTATAGTTCGTTTGGTGATGATGTAAATCGTCGAATGAAGGTGTACAATGCAACGATGAGAATTAACCGCTTGGAGTATCTTAAAAGCCAGGTTGGATTGCATCTTACTGAAGCTAACATGAACATTGAAAATGCTACCCGATTGAAGTTAACGGATAGCTATATTAATGAGGTTAAGCGCCAAAGTGGTATTCTTGGACGTAATTTGAAATTTAATAATGCTTTGATTGAAGATACTAACATTGCCAAGATTATCATGGCTCAAACTGCTGGAGCAAACTGGAGTCAACGCCTATGGCTTAATCAAGATGCGCTAAAGGCTCAATTAGACACGATACTTTCAACAGGACTTATAACTGGTCAAAGTAACCAAGCAATGGCCCGCCAGTTGCGCAATCAGATTAAGAGTACAATTAATAATCATGCATATGTTGCCGAAAGATTAGTGAGAACCGAAACGGCACGTGTTCAATATCAAGCACAAATTGATAGTATCAAGGCTGCTGATTATAAATATGTAAAATGGTATGCTGAACCTGGAGCTTGTCGTGTTTGCCAACGAATTGCTGATAATGATGAATATGATCTTGGCTATGGGGTCTTTCCAGTTGATGAAGTTCCTCAAATTCCAATTCATCCTAATTGTCGTTGTAGTATTAGTGCTTATTGGGTTGAGGGCAAGGATAATTTAGGTAAAAATAGTAGTAAGAAAACTTCTAAGTCATCAGATAAAGATAACTTTCAGAAGCTGATGGATACTGATATTACTAAGTTGAAGAAAGATGATATTGAATATCTTGGCAAAGCAATTAATGAAAAATACCATATCGATAGAATGCTAGGTGATAAAGACGGAATTGCTAAAATTATTGCCAATTATCGTCAAGTTGGTGGTACGGTTGAAAAGAGTCAGTGGATGCCACGGTCAAATGCAAGTGTGAAGAAAGCATTAAATGAGGCTTTTAATCATTACCCTAAGGATTGGGTTAATTACTTAAATCATGGTGAATTCATGTATGCCGGTAAAAATCAGCGTGGTTTCTATACTCGCCATTACGTAGATGCACGTGGTAGATTTAAGGCACCTTCAACAATAAAGACCCAGTCTGACATTCCAAAATATCTTCAAGATGATAAAACTGGTAAATATAATACAATCTTTTCATCGGGTCGTCCTACAACAGCTTGGCATGAGTTAGGCCACTTCGTTGAAACTCATAATGAAGATGTTGAAAGGATTGAAAGAGAGTTTCTTAAAGAGCGGACTAAAGGTGAACAGACAAGCCGGTTATATGATATTTACAATGGTTTTATTAATTACCGACTAAGTGAAGTTACTAAGAAAGATAATTTTATTAATCCATATATCGGTAAAGAATATCCTAAAGGAACAGAAGTACTTTCGATTGGTTTGGAATCATTATTTGAGCCGGGAAAAGGACAATTAAAATCGATTGGCAAAGATGGTAAGAATAAATATGTTAAAATTAATGAAGATGAAGAATATTTGAATCTAATACTAGGATTATTATTAAAGGGGTGATTATTGTGAGTAAATTGAATGCTGAGTTAAAGAACTTAAAAGAAGCCCATGATAATTACGAAAAGAAATTTGGCGTTGGTAGTCTTGATAATGCTATTTCTTATTTTGATCCAGTAAACCCAGATATTCATAATATTCAAGAAGGTATTAAAATCTTGAATGATGCAATTAGAAGTGGGAAGCCTTTACCAAAGCTTTCAAAAGAAATGCAATCAGATATTATCTATTAAACATTCAGATTAATTCTGAGTGTTTTTTTATTTTCTTAATTAAATTATTTTCAAAGAGGATCCTTTATTTTCAAGGGTTCTCTTTTTTCGTAACTAAATTATGTCCGTTCCGTGTGTAGTGGACGTTAAACAAAACCCGAGCAGTCTCCCAGGACATTAAATGCGAGTAAAGGAGGTCCCGACATGGACGATAACAAGAACACTAAAGTTGAAAATCAAACTGTTAACACTAATGAAGAGCAACCTAAGGAAGTAGGTACCGATCCAAAGGAAGATAACAAATTAGATGGTGACAAATTAGTTAAGAAACTTCAAAAACGAATTGGTAAGGAACAGAACGAGAAGCATTCTCTCCAAGACCAGTTAGATAAGGCTAATGCGAAAATTAAAGAGCTTCAATCTGGCAAGACAAATAAAGATTCATTAGATATAGAGGCAACTATGTCAAAAGAAAGTGAGAAAGATAAAGAAATTGCATCTCTCCGCGCTCAAATTGCCCGTCGTGACAATATCAAACAAACGGATGAAGTCTTTAAGGAAGCTGGTCTAACTGTTAGTGATGATGTGTTGAACATGGTTGTAGTTGATGATGAAAAACAAACCTATGCAAATGTTCAAGCGCTAATTAAATACACTAATCAAATCCAAAGTGGAGTGAAGAAAGACTTACTCAAAGGTTCTACACCAAGAACAAATGGCAAGCCAACAATGACTAAGGATGAAATCAACAAGATTAAGGATCCGATCAAACGGCAACAAGCCATTGCAGATAATTTAAGCCTATATCAACATTAGGAGGAATAATTTATGGCAACAGAAAATATTACTACATCAAAGGATTTAATTGCACAATCTATTGATTTTACAGAACAATTTACTGGTTCAATTAGTACCTTACTTCAAGCATTAAGTGTAACTCGGATGCAACCAATGGCAGTAGGTTCACAAATTAAGATTTATAAGTCGGAAGTAACTAAGGCAGATGGAAATGTCGCTGAAGGTGAGGTCATTCCATTAAGCAAGGCAACTCGGAAATTATCTGAGACCAAGGAATTAGCTTACAAGAAGTACCGCAAGCAAACTACTGCCGAAAGTATTCAAGCTGCTGGTTTTGGTCCAGCTGTAAATGATACTGACAGTAAGTTACTTCGGTCTATTCAAGGTGATATTAAGAAGGATTTCTTCGACTTTGTAAAGACAGGAACTACTAAGACAACTGGTGCAACCTTTAAGAAGGCAGTATCAAGCGCTTTAGGCCAATTAGCTATCAAGTGGGAAGATGACGATGTTCAATCAGTACTGTTTGCTAACCCATTAGATTTTTACGATTATTTAGGTGATACAACCGTTACTACTCAATCTGCCTTCGGGTTAAGCTATCTTCAAAATTTTCTTGGTTTTAACGCCATTATTTTAACTGGTGCTGTCGATCAAGGGACAGTTGCTGCTACTGCTAGTCAGAACTTAAATTATGCTTATGCAGCAATGAATGGTAGCCTTACTCAAGCATTTAACTTAACCACTGATGAAACAGGATTAATTGGTGTAGCTCATACTCCAGTTACTGAGAATGCCTCGTATGAAACTTTAGCATTAACATCTGGTGTATTATTCCCTGAACGACTCGACGGGATTGTCGTTGCAACTATTAGTGCTACCCCGTCAAAATAACACCGCCCGATAATTCGGAAGCGGGCGATAAAGATGTAAAGCCAACGTCCGCAAATACGGTGGACGAAATCAAGAAGTATATGGATACGCATGGAATCAGCTATACTTCTACCGACAATAAGTCTGATTTATTAGCAAAGCTAGGTGAGTAAGATGGAACAATCTGTAACACTTGAAAATCTAAAAACGATGCTCCAGTTAAAAACTGACAAACAAAATGCCTTACTATCGCTGATTATTTATAATACAGAACAGGCGTTAAGATTTAAGCTGGGCTTAGCACAAGATGATCAATTTCCTAGCGAATTAGGTTTTATCTCTCTTGAAGTTTGTGTACGACGATATAATCGTATTTCTAATGAGGGAATGGCTTCTTATTCGCAAGAAGGACAGTCGATTACTTTTAACTCGTCTGATTTCGATGATTTTGAGGATGATATCAATGCTTGGCGAGATCAAAACGGGAAGAATGTTAAATCACTGGGGAAGGTGCAGTTTTTCAATCCGTATCGAGGTGATAGTCGTGCGTTATAACCATGAAATTAAATTCTTTAATGAAGGTAAGCGGAAGTATAATCCTATTACTTCTTCATATGAAGGTGGATCAGAATTAGTGGCTGATGTCATGGGTAATGTCACAGATGTTGGTGCCGATCGTTCTGCGAAACTCTTCGGAAGTATTGTTCAAGGAGTTAAGGTTGTTCGTTTAGTTGAACCGATTGAAAAGGTGTGGGCCTATTTGACTATTGATGATAGTCCAACTAAATATCGAATGCGAACCACGACAATTCCATTGAAGAATGTTTCAATTTTGGTAGGTGAAGACATTGGGAAAAGCTAAAATTACTCTTGAAGGACTAGATGATTTAACTGCAGCATTAAGAACAAAAATGGACCTCACTGAAGTACCCCAAATCGTAAAGAAGCATGGCGCACAATTGTCTAGTCGTACTCAATCTAATATGCAGGCTGCCTATACTCATGGTTATTCAACTGGACGGACTCGTCGATCAGTTAAGCCTATCTTTAGTGATGGTGGAATGACTGTTTCAGTTGGCCCAACCACTGATTACTTCCCTTATCTGGAATACGGTACTCGGTTTATGTCGGCCATGCCTACTTTGAAACCAGCTTTTGATGTTCAGTCACAAATGTTTATCAACGAATTGAAAAGGTTGATGCAATGATGAAATCTCCACAACAAGAATTGTATGATTATGTATTTCTAGAATCACTAAACAAAGGGTATGACACTTACGATCATTTACCCATGGCTTCTGAAAACGTGAATTATCCTTTTGTGACGCTTGAAAATATGAATCTAGTACCAGTCCCGAATAAAACGAGCATTGGTGCTGAAATAAACCTTACTGTTAACGTGTGGGGCAATCAAGATCAACGACTAATGGTTGATACAATCGCTAGTTCGTTGTTAATGATTGCCTCTTTGTCGTTTAAAACGTTAGATTATCGCTATCGTGGACGAATGACTGGTAGTGATTATCAAATTATTCAAGATACTAGTGTTCCAGATACAGTATTAAATCATGCAATTGTTAATTTGAAATTTAGTTTAATTTAGAAAGGATGAAAATAAATGGCAAATAACGATATTCAATATTTACAAGGTATTGATACAGTTGCTTACGTTCGTTTGCTTGAAAATGCGGCAAAAGAACGTGGCCAACTTATCCCTTACCAAACATCACTAGACTTTGATCCACAACGTGATACAGATACTACACAAACTAAACAGGGAGGGGTTCCTACTACTTCTTCATTGGAAACTGATTTAGAAATTGAGTTTGTGCATAACATTAGTAAGGTATCAGATGATTTAATGACTTCACTCTTGAAGAATAAGGATATTGAAGTGTGGATTGTCTATCGGAAACGTCGTAATGCACAAGGTCAATATTATGCATGGTATATGCGTGGAATTGTTTCCGAAGATGAAAACGAGAACGACCCGGATGATAACTCAACCCGTGATGTAACTTTTACTATTAAAGGCGAACCTCAACGTGGGTGGTTAACACTACCAGATGATGCGGAAGAAGAATTATCTTATGTCTTTCAAGGTATCGGTCAAGTTACAGAACAAGATAAGACTGGTGGTGGTACTGCTTTTACTGCTGAAGATGCTGGTAAAGGTTCAGATACAGCTCCAGCGAGTAAGTAATCCAGAAAAGAATGAAGGAGAAGAATAATTATGGAAATTAAATTAAATGATAAAACAGTTCAATTAAACTTTGGTGTGCGTTTTGTTCGTGAACTTGATAAGGTTGCGGGGATGTCAGTTAATGGTCAATCTTTTGGCTTTGGATTAACTAAGTCTTTGCCTGCTTTACAAGCTTACGATCCAGCAGTTTTAAGTGATGTAATTTACTCTGCCGCTTATGGAGTAAAGCCACGACCGACGCAGAATACAATCGATGACTTCATTGATAATTGTGAAAACTTAGAAAAGGTATTTGATGAAGTTCAAAAGGAAATTAATGACTCAAATGCTGTTAAGGTAGCAGCAAAAAACATGAAGCCCTAGAAGAGCCGCAGAAAAGTGAACAGCAGTATCGTGAAATACTGCTAAATGGCCTAGCTCTTCTAGGCTTTTCTAATATTGAAGATATTGAACGAATGACTTTAAGAGAGTATCAATTGCGACTTGAAGCATATAAGATTCATCAGGTTAGAGAGCAGGAAAATCTTGCGACTCTTGCTTGGTGGATTCAAAGCGTTCAGGCAACTAAAGGAAGTGCAAAGCATCCTAAACCCGTCTTTAGTGAATTTAAAGACTTTTTTGATTCTCAAAAACTGATTGATCAAATTCGTTCTAGTTTTGAAGCTGATTATAGTCCACGAGCTAGTGCTACTAAAGCGATTGACCGAGCACAAATTTTTAATCGCCGACTGGAAGAATTTAAGAAACTAAAAGCGGCTGGAAAAATCGTCCCACTTAAAGAAAGGGGGATGAACAATGGCTGATAGTTATAGTGTTAGAGCGATTTTATCTGCAGTCGACCAATCCTTTAGTTCAACATTAGCAAGAGCTGGTCAGGCAACTCAATCGTTTGGGAACGCTGTAAATTCTAAAATGCAGGGTGTTGGTACTGCGATGAAAGTTGCTGGTGCTGCTACTACTGCAATGGGTGTCAAAGCACTAAAGGGATTTGGTGATTTTCAGCAAACGTTGAATACAACTGCTGTGGTTGCGGGAGGTACATCAAAGGATATTAAAGGACTTTCTGAAGTCGCAAACCAAATGGGTGAAGATTTGCCTTTAAGCGCTCAAGATGCTGCTAATGCCATGCTTGAAATGGCACGAAACGGTGCTTCTCTTGATGATATCAAAAAGCAGTTCCCGGCAATTGCGCAAGCTTCAACCGCTGCTGGATCTGACTTAGAGACGACAGCAGGAGTAGTCCAACAATCAATGAACATATGGAGTGATTCATTAAAGTCGCCAGAACAAGCAGCTGCTATCTTAGTTCAAACTGCTAACGCATCTAATGCGTCTATTGAAGATATGCAACAGGCACTTGCCACCATTGGTTCAACAGCAAAATTAGCTGGAATGGATATGGGAACAACATCTGAAGCCATTGGTTTACTTACTAATCGTGGATTTAGTGCTGCACAAGCTTCTGATGATTTGAATCACGCTATTACACAAATGCTGGCTCCATCATCAGTTGCAAAAAAGCAAATGGATGCCTTAGGTTTGACATTTGTTGATAGTGCAGGAAAGATGAAACCATTCCCACAAATTTTGCAAGAAATTGCTGATAAAACAGATGGAATGGGGAAAGCACAAAAAACCGCTGCATTGAAAGCAATGTTTGGTGCGGCTGGTATGAAAGCTATTGCTCCATTACTTGATGCAATTAAAGATAAAAGTGGTAATGCATCTCGAAGCTGGTCAGCATATGCCGATGCTCAAGATAAGGCAGCTGGAACAACTGCACGAGCACAAAAAACACTGAGTAGTCAGTCTGCCGAAATGCAAAAAAATGTCGGTGCGTCATTAGAACAAGTTGGTGGAGCTTGGGAAGCCTTGCGAAATACATCTATGGAATCTGCCAAGGACATTAATAATCATTATCTTAAGATGATGGCTAGTGCAATGGACTGGGCAAAAACTTCTAAGAGTGGAACAGCAGGGGTAATTCGCAGCTTCATTGGTTTATCACCGGCTATTGGAGCTGCTGCAACTGCTATTGGCGGCATCCTTTCCGGCTATGGAAAGATGATTAGCCTTGGCGGTAAGGTAATTGGAACCGTTGGTAATATTGGTCGAGTGCTAGTTGTTTTGGGACAGTCTGGCGGAAGTATTACTAAGGTAATTGATTCATTAAAAGCGTTAGAAAGTCAATCGAAAATTGTTAAGGGTGTGCTTATGGCTTTTCAGGGTGTTAAAGCTGTTTGGGGCGGATTAACAACAGTTGTATCTGCTGTCTCTGGCGCTATACAAGCACTATGGGGTGTAATGGCAACTAACCCAATTACATTGGTTATTGCCGCCATTGCTGCAGTGGTTGCCGCTTTGGTTCTCTTCTTTACTAAAACAAAATTAGGTCAACAAATATGGTCTAACTTTGTAAACTGGTTAAAGCAAGCGTGGACAAGTTTAAAAGAACTAGCTGTAACTGTTTGGAATGCTATTGGACAAGCGGTTACACATCCAGTTGAAACGATAAAAGGTTTATGGAACGGTCTTACGAGTTGGTTTGGTCAATTATGGCAAACCATCGTTGATACAGCTAAGTCATTGTGGAATGGCTTTGCACAGTTCTTTGCGCCGATTATCGAAACCATTAAGAGTATTTGGAATGGAATAAAAGAGTTCTTTGGTACTTTGTGGCAAGGAATAGTTGCTACCGCTCAAGGTGTTTGGAATAGCTTTGTTCAGGGAATGACTCCAATTATTGAATCTATTAAGAGTTTATGGAGTGCTCTTAGTGAATTCTTTGGTACGCTATGGCAGGGTATTGTGACTGTTGCTCAAGGTATTTGGAACACACTTGTCACTATCTTTACACCGATTATTGAAACAATTAAGGCCACTTGGCAGGCCTTACAACCATTCTTTAGTCAGTTATGGCAAGGAATAGTCACAGTAGCTCAAGCAATCTGGCAAACATTAGTAACCGTAATTCAAACAGTTTGGGACAATATTAAAACTGTAGTTCAGACCGCAATTCAAGTTATTTCACAAATCATCCAAACAACCATGCAGAATGTTCAAACTATCTGGTCAACCGCTTGGGACGTGATTAAGACTGTGGTTCAAGCTGTATGGACAGTTATCTCAACAATTGTTTCTACTGCTATTAATGCAGTGGCCGGAATTATCCGGGCTGTTACTGCAGCAATCAAAGGAGACTGGTCCGGTGCTTGGAACGAAATTAAGGGTGTCGTTTCGACTATTTGGAACGGTATTAAAACCATAGTTACAACGATCTTTAATGCGGTTAAGTCAGTAATTAATAGCATTCTTAGTGGAATTAAATCGATGTGGAGTTCTTCTTGGAATGGGATTAAGAGTATTTCTTCCTCAGTTTGGAATGGAATTAAATCAGTTGTATCAAGCGGTATGAGTGGAATTCGTTCAGTTGTATCAAGCATGATGAGTACTGTTCGTTCTGTATTTAGTTCTGGATGGAATGCAGCTCGTTCTGTGACCTCCAGCGGTATTCATGGTGCTGTCAACGTTGTTCGATCAGCAGCAAGTGGAATGGTTTCTGCAGGTCGCAATTTCGTTATGGGATTTGTAAATGGTATTCGTGGGGCTATTGGCGCTGCTGCTAGTGCAGCTGCAAATATGGCTCGTTCTGCGATGAACGCTGCTAAATCTGCTTTAGGAATCCATTCACCATCGCGTGTTATGCGAGACCAAGTTGGATATTATGTTGTAGCTGGATTCGCCAAAGGTATGAACGATAACACCAATTTGATTGATAAGGCAGCTAATAATCTTGCTGTTCACGCAATGCCATCTGTTGATATTAGTAGTTCAATTAACGGTGTGCTTAGTCACGGTAATATCAGTAATAGTATTGGTGGCACTATTGACCACCAGCTCAATGTAAGTCAGCAACCGGCCTATATTAACCTTTCACTGGGCGGAACAGAGTATCAGGCGTTTGTTGATGATATTAGCCGTGAACAAGGTGCGCAAACTTCATTAAATAAGTATAGATTTTAGGAGGTAATGGTTATGTATGGTTTTACTAACCTGGATATTAATCCATCAATTAATAGTCCCACTCGCCCGGTGGAAGCAATTAATTACGGTGGTCACTGGTTAGATGATGAAATTACTGGCTATACCACTTTAGTCGTGAGTGGTCGACATACGTTTTCCCGGAAAATTAATGATGTAGATTTAACTGGCGATGGGAATATGTATTTATCATCAAAACTAGAACGACGAGTTATCGAAGTTAAGTTTTTGATTAAGACAGAATCCATCGCTGAATATAACAGACAGATGGAGCAGCTAAATATCATTTTATCGAAACCGCATCAACGGTTATATTTTGCTGATTATCAAGAAGCTGTTTATACCGGGACAGTGACTGAAATTAAAATGGAAAATGATATTTTAAACGATGTTGGGACGATAACAATCGAATGTAGTGATCCGTTTGCTTATAGTAATGACCAAATTGCTTCGGGAACCGGTAATAGTTTCCAATTTCCAAATACAGGAATAAATTATGGTCAAACTCCAGAAACAATTATTTTTAATCCTAGTGCTGACATCGGTTTTTTGACTGTTTCAAACGGTGATAAGAAGATTGAGATTAATCAAGGAATTACTGCTAATACTAAAGTGCTAATCGATTTCAATACGCTTGATGTTGTTATTAATGAAGTTTCGGCATTAATGAATGTCACTTTGGATAGTAACCTTGGCGATTTCTATATCAAGGACGGTGATACAATTCGTTTTTCGACAAACGGAAAATATGAAATTAGGTATAGGGTGAAGAAATTATGAGAATGTATCTATTAGATAAAAAGCAACGTGTCAGACGTTGGCTCAAGGATAATGATTTCATTGAAGCTGAAATGACGGAAGAAATTAATGCAGCTAATCAGATCAATTTCTCCATGCCCTTAAAAGATCGTATTGCGGATAACATTTACTATGTTGCAATTCCAACACCACGCAGTAAGCAAAAATATTTATTGTTTAAGCTTCTTAGTGAACGGGTGCAGAACGACCGAATTGAGTACCAAGGGATTGAAGAAGCGTACGATGAATTAAAGCAATACGGCTATATTAAAGATATTCGCCCGAATGACCGAACCGCTGAAGAAATGCTAAAGATGGTTCTTGAACCAACACGTTGGACGCTGGGTAATGTTCCGGAGACTAATCACCAGTCAACAAATTTTTACTATATTAGTTATCTTGAAGCTCTACAGAAAATTGTAGGGCTTTTTAATATTGAACTAACTTTTGAGGTCACGATTGACCCAAAGAGTAATAAAATTACCCGTCGACAAGTCAATGTTTATAACCAACAAGGACAGCGAACGGGTAAGCGTTTTGAATATGGTTCTAATTTGCTAACAATAGAGCAGGAACAAGATAGCCAAGAACTGATCACTGCCTTAGTTGGTCGTGGTAAAGGTGAACAAGTGTCGGAAGGCCATGATGATACTCCGGATGGTTATGGTCGACGGATTACGTTTGCCGATGTAGTTTGGACTAAAAAGGACGGTAACCCTGTTGATAAACCAGTAGGGCAAGAATATCTAGTTGATCCAGAGGCTACAGAGTTATATGGATTCAGTGATGGTAATCCTCGGATTGGCTTAACTGTTTTTGAAGACATTGAAGATCCAGTTGAATTAATCAATGCTACTTGGCGGGCCTTGCAATCACTAAAGCGTCCTAAAGTAAGTTTCAAAGCTGATGTCACTGATGTGGGTCAATTGGGTCTTGGCGATACAGTTGCAATTATCCGTCATGACTTAAAAATTGAGTATTTCACACGGGTCTACAAGGTCAAACATAACTTACTCAATGAAAATGATAACCAGATTGAACTAGGAGATGATTTTAGCGGTCATAGTATTACTAGCTCAATAATTAAAGTTGATGAAATTGCTAACGAGGCCAGAGAGACTGCCGGTCATGCTGCTATTGCTGCTAATGGGAAAAACAATAATTATTATTCTAGTGTTCAGCCATTAGCACCAGTCGAAGGTGATATTTGGTATAAAGACTTAGGTAATGGTGAAACTGATATGTATCAATATCACAATGGTGGTTGGGTATTTATCCAATCTACCCGTGATTTACATGTAGTGGAGAACCAAGTCAAGGAAGCCCAAGACGGGCTAAACCAAGTCAAAGCAGATATTATCAACAACAAGCAAAAAGCTGATCAAGATATTGAAAACCTAAACAAGTCAATTGCAGCTAACAAGAAAACCGCTGATGATAGCCTACAAAAGTTAAGCGATAGCATTACTAAGTTACAAGGTCAGTACGATAACAACATTGTTCCTGACTTAACTAAAGTGACTAATGATGTAGCTGATGCCTTGCAGAAGTATATTTCAGCGCAAAACAACATTGCCGATTTAACTAAACAGGCTCAGGCACAAGGCAAAAACATTGCTGATGTAACTAACACAGTTAAAGGTTTGAACATTAATTACGCTAATCTGCTAGGAGACGTTAATTCTACTAAGGTTGACGTAAAAGGTATGCAGACCACGCTTGGCAATGCAAGTGGTGATATTGCACAGTTAAAACTTGATGCACAGAATCTCCAAACAATGTTGGCTGGTAAAGTTGATAATACTACCTACACGAACTTTGTTAATCTGACTAATCAAGCGTTGCAAGCTAAACTGACGGCTAGTGACTTAAATGGGTATGCCAAGACGGTTGACTTACAAGCAACGGCGAACGGACTACAAGCTAATCTTAATAGTGTAACTGGTAAGCTAGATAATTTAGTAATTGGTGGTAGAAACTTAGTAAGAAATTCTGGTTTTTCTAAAAATACTGATTATTGGAATGGTGTAGAAAGAGCAACTCATGATTTTTACTACAAAAAAAAGCAACCACTATTTTTGATAAAAGCTAATACTACTGAAGAACGACTTGGAAGTTCAACATATTTTCCACTAAAAAGAAATACAGATTATGTTGTTAGCTTTAAGGGATTTGCCTCAGAGAATGTATCTAGCTATGATATTTTTATTTTGGCTAGAAAATACGGTGAAACTAACTCATATTCATCCATTAAACATTTGGTTGATGCTAAAAGGTTATCGGGAAGTTCAGTCCAATACGTCAAAGATTTAGTTTTTAATTCAGGTGAAAATGATGAAGCCTACTTTAGAATTGATAATAATGGATCATCAGATGGAACAGATGCCTGGCTCTTTTTTACTGAAGTAAAGGTCGAAGAAGGAAACAAGTCTACAGCATGGACTCCTGCTCCCGAGGATGAAAGACAACGTGTAGATAATATAACTTCGCAGTTATCAGCTCGCATTACTGCAACTAGTCAGCAATTTAGTAGTTACTATACGAAAGCCGAAACTGATAATCGGACTAATTCTGCTAAAAATGATGCCATCAATTCCATTAAGAATGACGGCAATTGGCAAGGGCTGTCGAATATCCTTACTAATTCTGGATTTCTGCAAATTGCTGATGGTTTTCTACAAAAAGTTCAACAAACGGCACAGCCAATGATTGATGCCAATAATGGCGGTGGGATAAACCTAGTTAAGATGTCTGGCTTCCACAATGTGACGATTGACCAGTTGATGCCATGTTGGAATATTGGAAATGACATTTTTATTAATACTAAAGGTGGAAGAAATGCTACTGGAAGCATTGTTATTGATGCTCGGAATATTTCGGATAGTCTACGTGAATTCACCCAATGGATTGACCTTGAACCAAATACTGATTATCATTTATCATTTCATCTGCTTTTTGTAGAACTAGCAGCTAATAGTAGTTTTAGCGCTTATACGTATCTTACTGAATATGATGATCAAGGGAATACTACTTATCCTTATCGTGATAATGGCCGTTTGATTGTTAATACTAATGATAGAAGCCAGAATTCGTTCACTATCCACACCGGCAATACTACTAAAAAAGGATTGCTGTATGTCCGGGCAATGAAAGGCACTAAGATTGAACTTGAAGAAATCAAGTTAGAAAAGGGACATATTGGTACTCCTTGGAGTCCAGCTCCTTCCGATTTTGCAACGCAAATATCCTTTTCTGAATTGTCACAGTCATTAGACGGTTTACGCTCAATAGTAGGAAGTAATTACGGAAATCTACAATCACAGATTAGCCAAAGCTCTTCGGCTGTACGAACTGAACTCAACGACAGAATTAATGGTGTCGATAATAAAACTACTTCAACAGCCAACAGCCTTAATAGTGTAATTGGACGAGTAGGGAGTTTAGAAAATTTAACTAATATTCGAGTGGTCAATAATGCAATTAATGCAAATGATTACACGAATACTGGAAATTATTTTATTCAGTCAACAGATAACATTAACGTACCTGGAACTAATTGGTGCTACCTAAAAGTCGAAAAAGTTAATGATGGTCGAATTGTACAAACTTGGCAGGCTGATAGTGATCCAACATTAAGGTATTCACGAACTAAACTTGATGATTCATGGACTCAGTGGCAAAGATCAGCTAGTTATTCAGAATACAGTGAGTTGAATCGAACTGTTCAAGGACTTCAATCAACGGTGTCTAGTAACTACGGTCAGCTTCAAAATATTATTAGTCAGACTGATCAAGCCACTCGGAATGAAATTAATGACAAGGTCAATGGTTTACAAGGTCAGCTGACATTACAAGCTAATGACTTTAATGTTGCCTTGAATAACCTACAAGTCGGTGGAACTAATCTAGTTAGAAATTCAGGCGATTTTCAGACGATGGACTACTGGTCAGGTACTAGATTATCTTTAACAAAGCATCAATTCTGGAAGAATGGAAAAGAGAATTTATTATGTATAGCTAATTCAAGCGCCACACAAGAAAATTTGTTAAGTTCATCTTACTTTGATGTAAAACCTAATACGACATATACAATCAGTTTCTGGGTTTTCCATGATAGTAACTTACGAGATTACGATGTTTACTTTTTAGGCCGAAAGTATGGTTCGCCTAATGGCTTTGATGTTGTAATGCAACTAGTTGCGGGTGCTAAAGCGTCATCAGCATATGCTTCTTATGTTACCAAGCAGTTCAATACTGGTAATTCAGATGAAGGTTATCTCAGGTTTGACAATAATGCAGCATTAAACGATGGGCAGGATACCACCCTTTATTTAGCTGATATAAAAGTTGAAGAGGGAGATAAGGCAACGGCTTGGTCGCCATCGCCTTACGATCAAGTTGCCAAGGACCGAATTCTCGCTCAAATCAACATGTCTGCCGGCACGACTTTAATCCAAAATGACAAGATATACATGGATGCTTCTTCAACTGTCTTTTCAGGTAACGCATTTATCCCCAGTGCAGCTATTACCTCACTTAATGCAGATAAGATTACCACTGGAACACTGAATGCGGCTAATGTGAATATTATTAATCTGAATGCGAATAATATAACTACTGGAACGATTAATGGACAAAATCTGAAAATTGATTTGAATACTGGAAATGTTGAATTTCAGCACGGCCGTATTCACAATTTTAGTAATACAGTGGATATTAACCTTGATCAAAACTATATTTCCACTGCTAATTACAATACCCGTGCCTTATTAAAAGACGGGGAACTTCAATTAACTCAGCCTAATCTTTATGATACTAATGGTAATTGGTATTTCCGGCTTTATAACGGTGGGGGTGCTGGTGATGCTTGGGCTGGTGCTAGTTTAATTGGCCGTGATAGTGTGATTGTTGCTAATGAAGGCAATGCACAAGGAGCAACAGGTTTTACATCTAGTCCAATGGGGACGGCTACTTTTTCTGGTTTATTTACAGGAAAAGGAACTAACAATTGGATGCCGACAATCTTAGGCGGTGCAGAACGAGGTGTGTTCATTAAAGGTGGTAACCAAATGAGCATAAAGCAAAACGTTATGGACCCTAACGATGGAGGGGTTTTTGCAACCGGTTCTCCGTTTATTTCTGTGGGCGTAGATGGACCCAATAATAATTGGTGGGGAAATCGAATTGTAATTGACGGAGAATATCTTCATGTTCCGACAGCTTGGCGGCATACTACTGGTGGTGCTCCAAACCTTGTAGTTGCCGATGACGGTGCAATAGTTCGTTCAACTTCTGCTTCAAAATATAAAACCGAAATCCATCGTGATTATTCAACTAAATACGGTGATCGTTTATTACAGTTGCCAACAGCCACCTGGATTGATAAGGGACAAAAAGAACGTTACCAGAAAGGTGAACGGCACATCAAACCGAATAAATACTTTGGAATGATTGCAGAAGATTTGGCCGATGCTGGCTTAGATTTATTGGTAAGCCGTAATTCACAAACTCACGAAATAGAGGGTATTCAATATGAACGAATTGGCCCAGCTCTTATTCCAGTAATCAGAAAATTAAAGAAAAAAGTTCAACAATTGGAGGAAAAATTAAATGAACAATAATACAGATATGAATCAAGTAGCACAGAAATTACTTAATAAATTGGCTTTTCAAGAATATAACAATTCGATTCTAGAAACACAGGTTGAAACGCTTCAACAACAAAATCAGCAATTAAAACAAGAAAATGAATCCTTAAAGAGTAAGAAAGGTGGTAAATAATTATGGCTTTAACCAAAGAAAAGAACATCACATTGATAGGACACTCAACAATTAACGGAACTGAGGTTGCTCGTTTTAATGCTCAAATTGCAACAGATTTGAATGCACAAACTACAACTAATACTTACATTTATAACCAAGAACTTTACCGCAAAAACTTAAAACAGGTACGAGCGGACTCTGATGAATTTCGGACATATATCCGCAGTCAAGAAGATGAAGCATTCAGTGAAATCGAAGAAACAACAGCTGACAAAGCATAAGAAGTGAGGGGGATAGTTGTGCCATACCATTTATTTATGCTTCATCAAATGCAAGCGCTAATTGATGATAAGTTGATGTGGGCATTCACCATTGTTATGATTGTGGATTTAATTACCGGTATGGTAAAACCATATTACGCAAAGAAAACGGTACGAAAAACTAATAGTTCTGTGGGGATTCCAGGCCTAATCAAACATACAATAATTTATTTAGTGGTAGTAATTGCTTATCCATATCTTTATACGATCGGAGCAAGCACAATGGCTACCACTTTTTTAATTGCTTGGATTTATCAATATTTGATTTCAATTGTTGAAAATTGGACAGAGATGGAGTGGTGGTTACCTAAACCAATCATGGATTTCTTTGAAGCAAAGTTAGCAAAAGATCAAGAAGATTATGATCCATCTAAGTACAACTTTCTTGGTAAATATAAAGGAGGTAAAAAGTAATGTTAAAAATGGTTGATGTATTTTCTGGTAGCCCTCGTAGTTTTGCGACATTGCCAGAAACCGATATTACAATGGTTAAAGCCACGCAAGGAACTGGGTATGTTAATCCAGCATGTAATATTGATTATGCTAATGCAAAAGCAGCAGGAAAGTTACTAGGCTTATACCACTATTGTGCTGGTGGTAATCCAATTGCCGAAGCTGATTACTTCATCAATAATATTAAAAACTATGTAGGTGAAGCAGTCTTAGCGGTTGACTGGGAAGGGTATCAGAATGCTAGTTGGGGTAATTACGGTTATGTACGTCAATTTGTTAACCGTGTTCATGAGTTAACAGGCGTATGGTGTATGGTTTATGTATCTCAGTCTGAAATTCAACAGGTTGCAAATTGTGTAAATGATTGTCCGTTATGGGTTGCTTACTACAAGTATTCTCAATCTCTTGACTGGAATTATCAGGGAGCTGGATTCAATATTGCACCTTGGGAAGTCTTTACTGTCCATCAATTTACTGGTTCAGATATGGACCGAAACATGGTTAATACAACTAAAGAAGGTTGGCTAAAGATGGCTAACCCTAATAACAACATTTCCATTCCAGAGCCATCTTCTGTTCAACCAGCAGAAGAACACAAAGATGAAAAAGAAGTATCATTTGTTGATGAATTGGGTGATACTTGGTTTAAAGAAGACGGGAAGTTCACCCTTGATGTAGCTGTTAACTTACGCTACGGTGCTAGAACTACATCAG